TATATGGGTGATGAACCGCTATTTTTGGAAGAATCTAAGAATCGAAATTCGGACATGATCGGCGCCTTTAACTGGTATAGCCGATTCTATGGACGCAAAGAAGCCAAAGAGATGCTGATCCAATATTTGGATCTGTCAGGAAATGTAGGTTTGGCTAAAGTCATTCGCAAAGTTGAGGAAAGTAATCTCAACAATACAATGTGCTGGCTCGCACGTATGACGTTGCGTGGGTTCAAGTTGAACGAGGCTGAACAAAAACGATTGACTGATGAAATCAATCGGTTGGTTCTGACTGTTCAAAAGCCTGAAGTTAAAGAATCTGCTACGGGCAAGAAAGCCGCAGTCAAGAAAGAAACGAACCGCCCCAACGTGCAAGAAATCATGAAAGAAAAGGCACGTGAGGCGGCGGGTGAGATTGAAGGCATGTACGATGACTACGTACTAGCAGGAGCCAAGGCTTCATTCAATTTCAAGCCTGTTGAAATGCTTTCCAAATACAATGTGCTACCCCAGCATATCAACATCCTTACCGATGCTTGGAAAAGTAAGCGTGATGAAATTGAAGAAACGATTGCTGGAAAAGACCCGCAATTGGTTCAGGGTTACAGTCATTATACTAAAACCCAACTGAAGAACATTCTCAAGTTCATTGACCAATTCCTTAGCGACTTCAATAGCTATGTGAGTGTCAAGAAAGCTTCTAAAGCACCGCGTAAGCGCAAGGCAATTCCTGTCGAGAAGCAGGTCGCTAAACTGAAGTATCTCAAGTCCTTCAAAGATGCTGCTACAAAACTTGACCTGACTAGTCTGCACCCTGTCAAGTTGCACGGATCCAGTGAAGCATGGGTGTATGATACTTCTAAGCGTAAACTGCATCATTATATCGCCGATGAATACTCTAAGGTGTTTACTGTCAAGGGTAATACTCTGATTGGGTTCGATAAGAATGCCAGTGAGATTAAAACTCTGCGTAAGCCTGCAGAACAATTGAAGGAAATTATGGGCAGCAAGCCAGCCGCACGTAAATACTTCAAGGATATCAAGGCAGTTGCAACAAGTCCAAATGGTCGGTTCAACGATGCTATGGTGATTTTGAAGGCGTTCTGATGGAAAAACTTCTGATCTGCGGTGATAGTTTCGCCGCAGATTGGACTGTAAAGGTAAAAGGAAGTGGTTGGGTAAATCTACTTGCACAAGATTATGACATAACAAATCTTGCACAAGCAGGGTGTAGCGAATACAAAATCCTAAAACAGTTACAGTCTGTTGATTTAACTAAGTTTGATCTGGTGCTAGTGTCACACACTAGCCCCTTCCGCCTTTATGTAGACAAACATCCTGTCCATAGTAAGGACATCCTACATAAAGACAGTTGCTTATTGTATAGTGACATAATGGAACACTTGCCCAATTATCCTGAGCTAGTGCCCGTAGCTGAATACTTTGACAAGTACTTTGATATAGAATATGCGGAGCACATTCACAATTTACTATTAAAAGAAATCAAAGACCTATGTCCAACCAAAACATTGCACATAGCGCACATTGAATGGAAGAACCTATTCTGTCAGTTCGAACATTTTTTAAATTTTAAAACTGTGTTTGCAAAGCATAGAGGATCTATGAATCATTATACAGAACAGGGTAATAATATTGTATGCCAAAAAATTTTAAGTAGTCTAAGGAATATGGATGAATAAACACATCATGTTAATTGCCGGCGGAAGTGATCCTGCAGGCTCTGAGATTGACGGCACTTGTGATAGTGTCTATAATAGACAGCACAGTTTTGGAAATTTGCTAGCTAGGAAGCTATACTATGAACCTGTAAATATAGCAGTAGCCGGATCTGCAAATGGCGGAATTGTCAGGAGTGTCCTCGACTGGTTCAATAATAACTATGACCCTGGCGATGACGTATTCGTTCTTGTAGGCTGGGCTGACGGAATCAGAATGGAAGTTCCCTTCTATCAAAAGACTGCGTATAAAGAAGAATGGGATAATCATGTAGATTGGTACAGCTACACGCATGATGACTATATTCGAATCAACGTCAGTTATAAGGGCAATGGAAAAAGAGAACAAGAGTTTATTGAGAATTACCATAGATTTATGGTAGACAATAAACTTTATTTGGAAATACAAAGTGCAAACTACATCATGCAATTACAGTATTTCCTAAAAATGAAGCAAGTAAAATATCTGTTTGTCAATACGTTGTACATGTTCACACATGACCATAGCACATTGAATTGGTATAAGCAACAAATTGACAGTAAAAGATTTCTTAATTTTGAAGATAATGAAGAATCATTCTACTTCAAATATCAAAATTTAGGATATAAAAACCCTAAGGCTGAATTTTTTCATCACGGTGAAGAACCTCATAGATTATATTCAGAGCATTTATATCAGTATATATTAGACAACAACTTACACGTAACATACAAGGATTAACCATGACACAAAAAATTGACCTAAATAAATATCAAAACTTTGTAGAGGCAGTGACTAGCGAACCTAGTAACGACCTCACTACTTTTATTGACCGCTGTGATGAACTAGACGGCAATTACACAAATGGGGAACACGGACCTGATATCAACGTTCCACTACTGCTTACTGCATGTTTGGGACTTGCTGCTGAAAGCGGAGAGTTTATTGAAATCTCTAAAAAGATGTTCTTCCAAGGTAAGCCACTCAACGAAGAAAATGTCTTTCATATGAAACGTGAATTGGGAGACATTATGTGGTATTGGATCAATGCCTGCAGGGCGTTGAATATTGACCCCAATGATGTGATTGCAGAGAACGTAAAAAAGCTTGAAGCACGATATCCCGGTGGAAGTTTTGATGCTTTTTATTCAGAAAATCGTAAAGAGGGTGATATCTAAATTCCTGATAAATACAGAATATTAGGAATCAATCATGGCCGTAAGTTCAATCGCAACCCCAATGAGTACTCCGTCTAGTTTAACCCTAGACGAACTAAAAGAAGCATTGTTTAATAACATTCGCCTGCGTTTAGGTGGCGACATTATTGACCTAGAACTGGACCCACAGCACTATGAGGCAGCGTTTAATTATGCTATCAAACTGTATCGTCAACGAGCGCAAAATGCTACTGTTGAATCGTATACACTGATGACAGTTATTAAAAACGTAGATACTTACACGTTACCTAGTGAATTTATTAACGTTAGATGCTTGTATCGCATAACTGTCGGTTTAGAGACAGGTCCTAGTTCTACTGCGTTTGATCCATTTAGTAGTGCTATTCTCAATACCTATTTGTTGAACTACAACTATACCGGTGGTATGGCCACATACGATTTCTATGCAGGATACGTAGAACTAGCAGCACGTATGTTTGGTGGGTATGTCAACTACACATTCAACCCAGTAACCAAAGTGTTAAAAGTTGTACGTGACTTCAAGGGTAGTGGAGAACGCATATTAATTTGGGCAGATGTTCAAAGACCTATAGAAGAATTGTTACAAGATCCAGGCGCCGGAGTCTGGATTGGTGACTTCACACTAGCCGTACTTAAAGGTATTATCGGCGAAGCACGTGAGAAATTTGGTAGTATCGCCGGACCCGGTGGTGGAACTACACTAAACGGAACTGCAATGAAAGCTGAATCTAAAGCACTGCAAGAAACTCTTATAGAAGATTTACGTAGATATCAGGATTACAGCCAACCACTTACATGGATCCAAGGTTAATGAATGAAATTAAAGTATTTTTGTCACCGCGACCTTTTCATAAACGCATATGCAACTCCTTTCAAGATATTAAAAGATCACTTTGAAGAAGAAGCATTCCACAACCCGTTTAATATAATTCCAGTTGACTTTAGTAGTTTTTATGGTTTGATCGATCAATATGGATTTGAAGTTGTACAATCAAAAATTGCTAGTATCATTAGTGAAAAAATTTCTACTATCAAATCCTTTTATGATAATCAAATTATAGCAATAATGGCTGTAACCTGTGCTGATGATAACTTAGATTGGCAAAAAATCTTTGATTATGTATATCAAGAATTTCACAAACATTTTCCCAACAAAGTAGTTTTAATTCATCCCTTCAAAAACATTTCAAATTACATATATCAAAACCTATATTTTAACTACACTAAAGCATTCTACACAAGTTTTAAAAAATTAGATTTACATAATACAAACGATGGAAGTTACACGACCGAAAAAAATTTCATCATAAATCCTATAAAACCCAAAGACATAACAATGTCAAAAATTTTTCTATGTGCAAATAGAATTTTATATGATGATAATAAAAATCCAATAGTTAGTTCCCCTAAACTTAGATTACGACTTAAATTATTACAGTTACTCAGAGGAAAAGATGGGTTTTTGAGTGATTTCGAAAATGATATTATACTACCGGGCCAGACTGATAGTTCAACAGAGTATCTTCA